GTAGTGTTGTTCATTCTGAATACACCAGCTCCTGGGTCTGCCTCTGATGTAGTTGTTGAGTATTTAAATAATGCTGAATCTCCACCTGCTGGTAAGAAGTCTGCAACTGTAGTCAAATCACCTGATGAATCAAATCCTAGTGTTTTACCAGCTCTTGTAGTAGCATTGTCTGTAAAGTCTGATGATGATATTGTATTAGTTCTTGATACTTTAAATGACCTGTCTACCTGCTCTTGTAACTCTTGTATAGCAGCAAGGTTCTTGTCAAATGCACCCTCTACAGAATCTGCTGTAAATGGGTCGTTTTCTACTAAGTCAAGTGTTTGTGTCTGTGTTGTATTTCTTCTTATAACTACTGTTTCTGTAGATGTAGGTATATGTCCAGATTCAAAGACTACATTACCACCTGTTGCATTTCCTGCACCAGTTACTGTATAATGTGTAGTAAGGGTTTTTACAGTCTCTGCACCAGTAGATGACCTAATAATAACCTGTATATCTGCATCTGCAGCTATCTTAAACTGGTATGCAAAGGTATCGCTAGACCCGTCTCCACTGTAACTATTCTTAATTATTGTTGTTGATATTGCCATTTTCTATCCTCATTATTTTATCATTTATTGTCATTTAGTTCAAACCTTTTGATTTTAATTGTTTTATTAATTTCTTTTGGTCTTTAATTTTTTGGTTTGCTCTTTTTGCTATTTCATTTATTGTTAAATAAAGCCTATCAATAGCATCTCTTTTGTCATTATCACTTAAAACCTTAGTTTTAGAGGTGCTTATTTGCTCTATCAATTTTCGCAAATCACTTATAGTTTGTGCTTCACCCTTTACCTGTTCATATATTAAATATTGCATATCTTTCCTAAGTTTTTCTGCTTCTGCAAACTCACCAGATTCAAGCAATTCTTCTCTAGTCATGTATGCTTGTTTAGTTTTTTTAAATTCATCATAAAAATTAGATACATGACTTGATTGATTATTTGGACTTCTAACAAAAAATGCTTTTAAGATTGGTATGTCATTTACATTTGACATCCAACCATCTGACCATATATCAAAAACATCTCTGTCTGGGTCTAGTCCTTTTACTGTAGCATTAATAATTTTATTTACATTTGTTCCTAAACCACCTGTCCAACCTCTTACAAAGTTATCTAAAAACATAGGAGAGAAATCAAAAGGTAATACATCTACTAAGTATTTAGCTAATTCTGAAGTTTCTTCTGTTACTTGATATTCTGGTAAAAGATTTTTTTTGCTTTCTGGCACTATGCTAAAGCCTGTAAAGAAACTATGATTTGCACTAGCTTCTAAAATTGGTGCTAACATAGTAGGCATAGTAACAAGATTCATTTGCCCTTGGTGCAGAGCATAATCTAATAAATAATCAGTAATTATATCAGGGTCTTTTTCTTTTATAGAATCTAATACCTTATTCATAGATGTACCCATTAAATGTCCAGCTTCCCAAGGTACAGGAAATCTTAAAAAAGTAGGTTCGTCTGTACCAAAAGCACCAAATTTATGTAATGGAATATTAAAGAAACTATCCTTTTCATATTCTGTAAGTGCATCATATGCTGGGTCATCATTGTTTACCATCCATAGTGCAAAAGTTGGTACTGTAATAAACATGGCTAATGTGCCTAAAGTTTTACCAGTTCTGTCTCTTAATGCTGTATAAAGTTTTTCATAACCTCTTAATCTAGCATTAAAGAAAGCTGACATTTGGTTTATAGCCATAGTAGAATGTCCACCTTTTGCAAAGTCTATTAAATCTCTAGCTTCAAAACCTGCTCTTTGTGCTTGTTCTCTAGGTGTCATAGTTTGATTTCTTCTGTAACCAGCTTTTCTGTCAAAAAAACTTGGTTCTTGTCTGCTATATTTTCTTAATTTATCTAAGGTAATTCTAAATTCACCAACCCTAGCCATGTTTTCACCAACACTTCCTATAGTTCTAAGTACATCTAATGTGCTTTCCCATTTACTTTCAGGTACTTGATTTCTATAATTACGACCTGAGTTAAATTCAGTAATTAATTTTGGGTCTAAATAATTTTTATTCATTCTTAAAAATGCACTTGTACCACCACCTGTTGCTATGTATTGTGTCATATACTCATTGCCAGATAATCCTTTTTGCTGTCTTATATAGTCATCAAACATAGCTGCTGCACCTTTGACTGTTGCTACAAAAGGTATATGATAATTTTTGCTAACGGCTGCTACCATTAGTGCATCTCTAAATAAGTTCTTAACAAAAAACTCAGGAGTTAAAGTAGCACCAAATCTTAAACTTTCAGAAAATCCTTTAGACATTCTAAAGAATACATTGCTTGATGCTGTAGAAGTTTGAGCCAAAGCTCTATATAATCTTGGCTCTACTTTAAATGTATACTTTTCACCATTTTTAAAATAAGATATATTTTCAGCAGTTTTTGGTATTTCTATTTTACTGCCTCTAAAGAACCCTTCTGGTTGAAATGCTTCTAAACCAGCTTCAACTTCTACTTTTTTACCTTTAACTTTGCCACCTGTTCCAATATATTCTCCAAAATGCAATGCTTCAAGGTCTCCTTTAGACATTGTTACTTTGCCATTTTTTCCTACAAACTTTACTTCGGGCATAAGTTTTGGATTTTTTAAAGCTATGTCAAACATTTTTGAAAGTGCCATATTTCTTTCTGCCATCATAACTAAATGCAAAGTGTTTTTGTATAACGAATTAGTAGGCAAGTCTATATCTTTAAAGGAAGTTGGAAACTTATCGTCTCTCCATTTTTTTAATTCTTTTACACTTGCAGCTGTTCTAAATTGTGCTGGATTCTCAACAACTTTATAAAAAGGAACATAATCTTTGTTAGCTTCTATAATCATATTCATTGTTTTTTTACTAAACACACCAGATTGTTGCACATATTCTAACAATGCTTTGTTATATTTTTGTATTTCTTTTGAGTAAGGTTCATACTTTTTTAATCTGCTTACATCTCGTCTTGATTTTTCTATAGTTTTTATATTGTAGTTTTTAGCATTACCAGCTTTTACAGCAATGTCATATTTTTCTAATATTCTTTTTGCTATAAGATATTCGTTTAATTCTTTAAAGTTTTTTTCTACAACCTTAGAGTCTAGTCTAACCCTTCTTTCTTTTATTCCTAATACTTCTCTTTTTACTACACTACCAAGACCAACATCCTTTTCTCTTGAAACTTTTTTAAATTGTAAATCGTCTAAAATTTGTTCTAATCCTTTAAATCCTTTTCTAACATTCATTGTTTTAAAATCTAAAGAACCTCTAGTTATAAATGTCATGCCAGTTCCAAAAGCTCCAGACAACATTCTTTGTAATTCATAAAAATTTAAACTTTCAAATTCACCTTTTTTGCCTGTATGTTTTTCTATTCTTTTTACAATCTCTTTAACTGGATATAGTCTATCTACAATTTCATCCATAAAACTTCTATCTTTAAAAGCATTTTTAGGCAAATGTTTTTCTAACAAACTTTTACCTGTTTGTTGAATCTTTGTTTCTGTTGCTCTTGTAAAAACTTTACCTGGTGCTTTTGTTCTTCCTTGCACTAATACTGCTGGACTAGAAATATTAAAAACACTTTTAGTAGCACTAAGGTCTGTATCTTTTAAATGCCTTGAGATTTTTGTAAGAACACTTACATTTTCTGGTGGTGGTCCATAAGATACTGGAGTTTTTGCTCTTTTACCTGGTGTTGCAAATCCATTTACAGATACTACACCTTCTCTTAATGCTAGTTTTGGTAACACTTTTTCTCTAAATACTTTTTGTAAGTTAGTTCTGCCTTCTATTTTACCTGCTTCTCCAATAGTTAACTTCCTAGCTAACTTCATGCCTCCACCTCTGTAATTAAAAGCACCAAATAATAAAAAATCATTTGTAAGAGATTCTTTCGTTGGCATATGACCATCTAATGCAAGACCTACAGAATTCATTGTTAAAACTTGTGTTGCTGTATTTGTAAAAAAATTAGGTGCTAGAGCTTTACCTATAGTTGGATTTATAGTTTTTGAAGCAAAAGCACTTAGCTTTGGAAGAGCAAGTCCTGGTGCTGCTACAGTTGCAAACATATTTATACCTGCTTTAGTTCCTTGCCATAAAGCTCTTGAATAAAAAATGTCAAACCATTCAGAAAAAGTATCTACATCACCTCGTTCTAATGCTTCTAAATACATAGTCTTTATAGTTTCATTTACAAATGCACCTACTCCTGCTGCACCAGCAGGACCTAGTGGTGCAGATAAAGCAAAAGCTGGTAGAAAAATTGGTGCATCTGCAAATAAACCTGCACCAGTTTCTATTAATCTTTCTATTATACCTGTGCCTTCTGGTTCATATCCAAATGCTTTTTTATAATCTACACCATCAAAACCAAATGGTTGATGGTACTGTAACATTAAGTTAAGATTTGATTTTCCAAAACCTCTTTCGAGATATGGTTGTATTTCTAATTTGCCATCTTCTCCTGCTATACCCTTCCATACAGATTCCCAAAAACCATCTGAATCATTTATAACATCTTGATAATTTCTTTGAGGATTAACAGCAAATCCTGGTCTTTTTTTAATTAAACGATTTGGATTTATATTTGCCTTAACTTCTTGAGGTGGTTTAAAATTCATTAAGACATTAGACCTATCAAAGTCAACATCAAAATCTATACTTTGTCTTTCGAAAGATTGTTTTTTGTAAGAGTTAATACCCTTACCTGCATCTTCAACCATGTAAGTTTCAGCAAAAGTCTCTATTTGGTTTTGTTCAGCTAATCTTTTTTCTCTAATGCCATCTGCAATTCTACCCATTATTCTTGTGTTCTACCTTTTGTGGTATAATACTCTGCAAATTGCTTTATGTTTTCTAATTGAGGTTTAGCTTTAATTAAAATGTCTTTAGCTACTTCTTTTCCCCATTCTTCTTCTATTTGTTCAACAGTTGAATTCTCTTTTATAATCTGTTCTACTATATCTTCTAATAAAAAATAATCATCTTCTACATCTGCACCTTTATTTTTTCTTTGAAAATCTTCTTCTGTTAAATAACTAACTTCTGGCTTATTAAATCCTACTTGTACTTCTTTTTTTCTAAGATTAACAATAGCCTGTTCTGCATTGTTAAGCACAACTGGTACTACTGTAAGTTTACCTGTGGCTATATCAATTTTTGTTTTAGTAGCTTCTCCAACTGGATTTATAATGTTAAAGTTTTCTATAAGAAATTCATTTTCATAATTAGCATTTCTGCCTGGTTTCAGGTCTCCTGATACTTGAAAGTATTCTTGTACTGTTAAATCTGGATATTGTTTTTTTGCTTCTGCAAATTTTCTCTCCATAAGTTCTTGTGTTCTTAACAAAGCTGTTGCATAAGTAGGGTCTGATGTGCTTATTATTCGTTTTGTCATAGCCTCAGCATATGTTTCATATAGTCTATTTTCGGCTGCTGCTGCAGCTTTTAAATTTGGGTCGTTTATTAATGTACTTAATTCAGAAAATTGTTTTTCTGATATTGCTGTACCTACTAAACTTCTAAGGCTTCTATTGTTAAGACCTTTATAAGTTACTGTATCGGTAACTACATTTACCCTACCTGCATATATTTCTTTCTTTAAAAATGAAAACAAATCTATATTAGCATTATTTGCTGATGGGTCTATGCCATTTTCATAATTATCAATAGCCGTTAATAAAACTGTTCTTGCACTTTCTGCCTCTGCTCCTATTAAATTTGCAGTATCAGTTTGTACACTTTCTCTAATTCCTGCAATTTTCGTTGTAAAATCAGGGTCATTTCTATCTAGTGCAGTTAAATTAGTTGTTACTGTATTATAAAAACTATTGATTTTACCTTGTTCAAATTTAATATTGATAGCTGTTTGTTGTTCTTTATAATCTTTTACTAACTTATTAATATATTCTTTTTCATCAGCTCTAAAATTAAAACCTGCATTTGAACCATAATTATCATTTGCAATAAAGTCTTCTATCAAATCTGGGTCAGCTTTACCATGTTTAAGTTGCATTGAGTTTTTTACTGCTTGGAAATAAAAATCTGATTTAGCATTTACATCATTTTGATTTTGCTCTAAATAACTAGTTTGTCCTGTTAAGTTAAATCCTCTACTTTTACTAGTTTTAATTTGATTTTGTAAATCTTCAAATGCTTCTTTGGCAACAGCATCTAATTTGTGAGTATGAGTTTTATAAGAATTGTAATTTGTATCTATATTGGTTTGATTTTTTTCTATTCCTTCTAATGTGTTTCTTGTTAACCAGGCACTTACAATATCATTATCATTAAATCTAATTTTGTTACCAACATTCTCTTTAAATTTTCGTAAGGCTCTAGTATCTGTTCCAAATTTTTTAGTATAAACTTCTTCTAAACCTTTTCCTATTTGGTTTCTCATTTTTGTCAATGTTACTTGGTCTACTTTGTTTGCAACTGTTAAAAAATTTTCTTTTAAAATAGCATAATCTTTGTCAAATTCTGCCTCAATATCTGTTACTCTGTTTTCAGCTCTTAGTTCTTCTACATCATTTAATACTTCTCCAGCAAAATTTGCTGTTTGCTGTATTCTTTCTAGGTCTGGTCGTGTTCGTGATATAAGATTTGTAAAATTAGTTTGAACTAAATCTTGTGTTCGTAAATCTCTAAGGTCTCTACCTGTAGTAGTACCAGCACCTCTATCTACTCCTCTTGGTTTAGATTCTATTTTTGCCATTATACTTTAAATAATCCAGAATCTACTCCTGCTTGATAAAACTGGAAGCCTCCTCCTAATAAATTTGTACTTCTGCTTTGTGCTTCTTGTGCAAGACTTAACGAACCTCTCGCACTAATTTGTCCTAATTCTACAGCTAAATTTTTAGAAGCAAAATATTGTGCATTTTCTATTTCTTTAACTGTTTCTACTCTTTGTAATAAATTAGAACCCGTAGCTGCTGTACCACTTGCACTTTGCAAAGCTCTAATTAAAGATAATTTTTTTCTACCTTGTTTTGCAGCTTCTATTCCTAATTTTCTTGCAGCATCTTGTGCAAAAACTTTATCAGTTTCTGTTGCTCTTCTAAGGTTTCTTGATTGCTGTAAGCTACCATAATAACTTACTGCTGTTCCTGCAGCTATTAAAGCTGGTACTAACCAAGCTGGTGGTGGCATTATTTATTCCTCCTATGCACTTGTTTTCAAACTCCCTGCTATACCTAATATTGTTATAGGAAGTGGTTGAGTTTGTTGTATTGTAATCTGTCCACTTCTATCCCATCCTAAATTTGTAACTCTCTTGTCTCCTGTAAATGCTGGTATTGGTTGACCCATTTCATCTGCTGAACTTCTAAATGGCAGCTGGTCTCCATTAATTGTTGCACCTACTGTGTCGAGTAATCTTACAATAACTTCATTATACCTTTTTTTCTTTCCTTGTGCTACAGAACCTGTACTTGCTCCTGCTTCTATTTTTAATGTCTTTAAAGTAGATACAAAACCTAAACCTACTTCTATTGTTTTACTTGCAAATGTGCTTGGTAGACTAATTGTTACTGCTCCATTTGTTACAATTTGTGCTGGATATACTGCATCATCTATAAGTATTTGTACTGTTTCACCTTCTAAATGGTCAAGACCTGTTACTCTTGTAGATGACCCTGTAACTGAACCTGCTAATCCACAATCTTGATTAAGAGTTGTGTCTAAGTATTCAATAAATTTTACAGTAGAACCATTAACAATTCGTTCTACAACTATCCATACTTCGTTTTCATCTGTTTCTGTAAGAGAAGTTACACTCTTTACTTTAGCTGCTGTTTGATTTGTTGTTGCTAATCTAACTGCATCTTGACTACTAACAGTAAGAAATCCTGTACTTTCTGGTGCTGTTTCTGTAATTGTTACAACTGCACTTGATACTGTAGCTGTAAAATCTGCATGACCATTTATAGCAGATTGTAAATTACTTGCTGTTGTGTTGTTATTAGTTTGAGTTTTAAACTCATTTGTTCCTGCAGTACCTGTCGTAGATGTAAAAGTAACAGTTGTGCCATCTGATTTTGTAAAAGTTAATTTTGTTCCTGATACTGTATTATCGTAATCTGTTACTGTAACAGTACAAGATTGTCCTTTGCCACCTATAATATGTCTATGCCAACCAACAATATCTTGTTCTCTTTGATATGTCATACCTAACAATGTTCCATCATTTCTTACTGCCCAATAAATAGAATCAGGTTCTTGTGCATATTCAACATCTACAATTCCACCATCAGTAATATGTTCTGCCAACAATGTTAAATCTGGTGCGACATAAGCATCATTTTGGAAACTATATCCAAACTCTCTTAACTTTCTTTTTTGTCTTTGAACAAACAAAATACTTGGACCTACTTGCATAGTCTGTACTGTATGACAACCAAAAGTTGTTTCTTGTTTTATATTTACATTTGTTGGTGTTAAAGGTTCACCAGTTGGTCTATCAACTCTAAACTCACCACCTGCTGTTCCAATAACTAAATCTCTAATAGGTGCTAAGAATCTAATTTTATTTACTCTGTTAGCTGCTATTGTATAGATAAAAGCATCTGCTGCAGAGCCATCACCTACATCAAAGTTCTCAAACAAACCTGACTGAGATGCAAATATAGTTTGTGGTAGACTTGTTGTTCCACCAAAAATTAATCGTTGTTCAAAAAATGAAACTGTTTCTGGAAAACCAGTTGTGTTTGACCAGCTACCTAGTTGCCAACTTGTTGTTGCTGTAGAAGCATCTAAAGCTGTAAGTATTTGTATTGTTACATTTTGTGCATCTGTAAATGCTGTTATCTTTGCATGACCATTATGTAATTTTACAAGCCTACCAACATCAGTTGATGCAAATAAATCTGCAGATGCAACTAATGCAACTCCTGTGCCAACTCCAGATGAACCTGGATTTAAAGTTGTAGCTGTTGTATTGGTATCTAGGTATGGTCCTTTTTCAAAATCTACATCTGCAAGTGTCCATGATGTATGCCCTGTTCTAGTAAGTTTTGCTGGTTCATGTGATGGATGTACTATAAACATAGTGTCTGCTGACTGTGCAAATTTTAAATCAAATACCTGTGATTCTGTATATGTTGTAGTTATTTCAAAAACTTTTTCTGCTGTTCCACCTGAAGTATATGTAGTATAGTTGGTAGAGTTTACACCTGATAATTCAAAAGTATTTGTTGTTTTATTAGCAACTGTGTATCTTCTGCCATTTACTTCTGTCATCCCACCTACATCATTTATCCATACATGGTCTCCATTGCTATAACCATGAGAAGTTGCTGTTACAACTGCAGGATTTGCTTTTGTAATAGCAGATATAGACTTACTTGCTTCTACTATTTGCCCTTGGTCTTTAAAAAACCTCATATAGTTTTCGCCAACTTCTATACAATATGATTGTGTAATATTAAATTCAAAAGAAATAAGTCTTGTAGATTTAGAAGAATCTTTTACTTCTGCAACAAACCTAGTGCCTGGTCTCCTTGTAGCACCACCCTGTGTTTGCACAACAAGATTCTCCATTGTTTCTGTACCATTGCTGTACTTGTCAAAATCTATATGACCAGCTAATTTTGGTGTGATTTCACCTGATGTAAAATTTGTTTGAAATGTATTTACTGTTGTTGTTTCTGTTGCCATTATTTTCTAAAGTCCGTAAATGTATCTGAAACAAGGTCATCAATAAACCCTTCTTGTCCATCAATACTACGAGCTTCAGAGAGTTTTATCTCATATAATTTTTGCATTTGTGCTTGAAGTGTAACACTATTTGTAACTGGATAAGCAAGTTGTACTGCTAGTTTTGCTTCTAAACAATCTACAAATAATGAATCAAACAATGCTGCATCTGTGATTCTTGCTATATATAATATCTTTGCTGTATCTTCGTTAGTAAGTAATACTCTTCCTTCTGTTGCAAGATTTTCTACTTTAAATATGTAATCTTGAAATTCCATTTGCAATACTCTCAAACAATATGGGTCTGTTGGTAAAGCATATTGATAATCAAATTCGTATGCTGGAGTAGTTGATAACTGTGTAAGACTTGCTCTTGTTATTGCAAAATTCCAAGGATGACTTCTTAATACAGAATCTCTAGCAGGTGCATAAAAAGCATTGCAAAGTCTAGCTCTTTCTGAATCCTCTGTTAACGAAGTTATAGGGTCATCTCCTAATCTTCTAAGTGCATTTGAACATATTGAAACTTCTGTTGCCATAATTCACCTTGTAAGAGGGTAGCCGAAACTACCCCCTCTTGTTGTTTTTAGTCTACAACATATGTAACAATTAGTGTTACATCTCCAGCTGCTGCTGTTGCTGCTACATTAGACATAGTCAAAGCTATTCTTAAAGCTCCACCTGGGTCTGATGATAAACCACCATCTTCCCATGCAAAGTTAGAAACTGCATTAACATTTCTTGCCTCGAAAGCAACTTCAGCTCCACCTGTTTCTGCAGCTTGTAAAGTTGTTATAGCTGTTGCATAACAATCTTCATCAAGAACAGTACCATTCTCATAATATAGACCTACATTGGCTGCCAAAGTTGGTGAGCCATTAGAATCTAAATCATCATTGAATAGTTTGATTGATAATACTTTTGCATTAGATGGGATTTGTACCATCATTAATACATCATCATTATCAATGTCGCCTGTTCCAGCTGCAATCGTTCCACTTGCTACTCGCATCCTGCCCTGTAAACTTCCAGTTTCTAGGACCTCTCTAGGCGAAGCATCAAGTGCTGTTATTTCTACTGATTTAGCTGTTGCCATTTTTGATTCCTCCTATTAACTTTCAGTACATTCTATCTCAACAACTTTTTCATCTTCGATACGAGTTGCACCGATAGTCATTGACAAGAATACCTGTGTTGCATAATTTTTGTCTGCTCTTTCGGATATTCTAGTTTGAACATCTTGGCCGACAGCAAGGCCTATACCAGATTGAGCAAATGCTAAAACTAATCTGTTACTTGATGCATTAGTGTCTAGTCTTTCAGTTCTTATAAAGTTAAATCCCATGAAAGTATCTATATCACCTTGCACCAATGCTTTAACAGAGTTAAAGTCTGCAGATGTAATTTGAGTAATTGCTAACAAGTCTGATAGCTGTTTTGATGTAACAACACAGAACCTAGGTTCTTCTGGGTCTACACTGTTAGCATCTAAAATTTCTTTGGCTTCGATAAGTTTTGTAACTGATAAACCTGCAGAGCCGTGAACAATTTTTTGTCCAGATGGTAAAGCTACAGTTGAACCACCAGCAACACCACCAAAGGCATTACCAGAAGCTGCATCAATAATTGCATCATCCATTGCTCTTCCCATTGCCCAAGCACCAGCTTGTGCATACTCTGATTCAGGACTTATAAGCATCCTTACTTTATCTTCGTTGTCGATTAAATCTGCCCAGTCATAATCTTCCATAGTTACCCTTCTTCTTGAATGAGGAGTGTCAACTCTTGGAGTGTCAGAATGACGGGATGTTCTTTTTAATGCTGCAGTTGTACCGATTCTTTCGAAGTAATGGGCTTTACCATTTACTGTTTCAGTTTTTACAGCATCTCTTAATCTCGAACCTTTTTGTTGTGCCAAATGAAAAACATTGCTTTTATATTGTTCTATAAAAGCTGTAGTTATTTGTACTGACATAATTCAGTCCTCCATAAAATAAATTTTAGTCTCTCGGTTTTTATCCAAAAAGGGAAACCTATGGTTTATAGCCACACACGGCTACCATATCGTTATCCTACTGGGCGAACTGGTACGAAAATTATATCACAAAAAATCAGCTTGTGCCAAATGCTTTTTCGTGTAGTTGTCGCATTTTTTCTACAGCATCTTTATGTTCTCTATGTCTGCCATCAAAATATGGATGCTTTGGATTATTCATAATATTAGCAATCTCTTGTTTTGCATCTAATGGAGAAACAGATAATGTGTTGTTCTGTGTATTTTGTGCCATATCTTCTGTAACTTCTTTTCCTAATCTAGCAAACATCTTAATTAATGCTGGATTGTTTCCTAACTCGCCATTTAACAATTCTTGTACTTCAGCATCTCCATAAACTTGTACGGCTCTTTGTGCTGCTTTTACATTTTTGTCGTAGTCATAACCCCATTCTTGTTTAAGGTTTTGTTCTATCTCTTCTCTTTGCGAGTTAAGCTGTGTATCTGCACCTTGCATCTCATGGTTTATTTCATTAATTTGAAAATCCATAAGTGCTTGTACTTGTTCGTTATTAAGACCTATTTTATGAGCTACACTTCTAAACTCATTCATTGATTCTTCTCTAAAGAATTGTTGATAATCCTCTGGAACTGCAACTTCATATTTGCCTGGTTCTTCAGGTCTACCTAATTTACTATAGAGTTCAGTCTTTTCCTCTTCAGTTTTAGGTATAGGTATTCTACTACCTATCATTTTTTGTTGATGTACTACAGTTTTTGCTAATGATTCTACATCCTTGTAATTCTGTAGAGTAGGGTCATTCTTCAATTCCTCAGGTAAACTATCCCTCCAGTTTTGATTTTCACCTACTGAACCAGACCCTAGAACAGATTCTGAATTTTGTTCTGTTTGTGGGCTATCTGTTGGTTCGGTGGTCATTGTTTCGTCAGCCATTATTATTATCCTCCTTTAAAAGATTAAGTATTCTGACAACTACTGCTCGTTGTCCTTCATTGTAAGCAGTAGCATAGGGGTCTCTTGAAAATGAAATCCTGTGATAGTAGGCTTCCATTAAATCTTGTAAAACTCTTTCTCCTTCTTTAGAAGTAAAAGTTTGTTTATAGTCTCCTGCTAATAGTTTTAAATCTTTTTCAGCTGTGTCATTAAAGACATCAGCATCTAAGTCATCATTTCCATAAGTTGGTTTCATTATTGTATTTCTTCCTCTTCAGCTATCTGAACAGCTTGTTCGGTAAGCTCTCTTGTTTCAGGTTTTGCAAACTCTGTCGCTGTCTTAGCTTGTTTTGCTGCTACATCTGCTTGATGTTGTTCAACCATCATCTGTTGTTGCATCATTTGTTGCAGGGCTGCAGCTTCTCTTTCTGCTTCTACTTCATCTTCACCTTTCAATACAGTTTTAGGTACACCAAGCAACTCTGCTCTAAGCCTTATTGCTTTATCATGATTAATAATTTGTAGTATATTAGGGTCTATTTGTGCTACTTGCATAGCTAATTGATATAATCTTTCTACTGCTACTGCTTCTTCCATTCTTTGTGAACGAGCTAATGGTCCAACATATTCAACATCAATACTCTCACCAATAACAATTTCTGGTGCATCAATAAAACCATCTGCTCTATACATTATTCCAAATACTCTTTCGATAAGAGGATTTAAAAACTCTGACTGAAATCTACCAAGTGTAGGACCTAATAGTCTTTGCATAAGTTCGTATCTTACTTGTACTTCTGTAGCTGTCATTTGTGGTCCTTCTTGTAATTGTAGTTGGTCAGAATAATATGCTTGTCTTATTGCTTGTCTTAATTGATTTTCTTTCATATCTGTTAATGCAAAGTTTGCACCAGATTGAAATGGTTGAACTGCTGCATCATTTCTAACAACTGTAATACCACCTGGTGTCATTCTTACTCTGCCTATAACACCATCATCTTGTACTAATAGTGGTGGGTCAATAGCTTTTGACCAAGCTCTAAGTCCTATTTCTACAGCTTTGTTTAGAGTTTTTATATCTGGTAGTGCATTGTAAGATGGAGAACGACCAAAGATTTCTCCTGTAGCTTTTGACCATCTAGGTACAAGATACGGGAACTCTTTATATCCACCAGCTCTAACAACCATTTTATCTTCTTCACATACATGACAAGAATGAAATGGTAGTTTTGTTTCAGCTTTACCCATGCTTCTTTCATAATCTTCTAATGGTTCAACAGCATGAATAAAGTTAAACATTTTATCTGGTTTGTCTTTTACAGCTTCTGTTATTTTTTGTCCAACATTATCTATACCAAACTCTTGCACAGCTTGTCTTGCAGTAAGTTTATATTTTCTATATAAAGTATCTACATACCCTTTTGTATTTTCTTGTATGTAAAACTCTGCTATGTGTAAAGTAGAAAAATGTATACCACCTTCAAGAAAACCTTTTTTATCTTCTTCTACAAACAATGCTCCTGTGCCTATTGTTACTAAATCTAAATATAGTTCGTGTACTTCTGTGTTGAAATTGCTTTGATTAAAGACATCATACATTTTATTTGCAGAATCTTCTAACCAAAGTTGTACTTCTCTGTTCTCATTAAACTGTTTGTTTCTAATATTTATGTGAAACCATTGTAAAGATGGTGAAGTTAGTGTACCTTGCAAACTAGCAGCAAGTAAATTACTAGCAGTAATTGCTGTAGAATCAAAAAGAACCTCTGCTCTCTTCTCTCCTCTAGTTCTTTTGGTAACAATATCTGCTTTACGAGGCATAACATAGTCTAATATTTCTTGCCAATGGTCTTCCCATGTGCCTCTAACTCCTTGCATAGAGTTTAATCTTTTCTTTATATAATCAAATTTATCCATCAATATCTATTTCCTGAACCTAAGAAGGATTTTGCAACATTTGCATCTTCTGTAACACCTTGTGGGCTAGATTGTATTAAGAAACTACGACCTTGCCTTGCTACTTTAAGACTTCTTTCTTGTTCTTGTTGTAGTTTTTCTTGTTCTGCTATTTCCATATCTACCAAACGAGTGTCAGGTTTTGGTGGTTTTGGAACACTAGGCTTCATACCCATTTGCAATTCTCCTTTAGCAAACCATACACAGCACAGTCTACATATTTATTTTCTATCTGCATCATTCGTTTTAGAACTCCCTCTTTCTCAAATCCAAGACCTTCTATCAACTTCTTTATTCTATCATAATTATTATCACAAGTCGCTGTTGCTCTTGAACAATTTGCTTGATTGAATATATAATCAAACATTAATCTAATAACTCTTCTATTACAAGCTCTTGGAGTATCAAGTGCTGTATGAACAAAAATATTATTACCATCATAATCTGAAAACAATATAACACCTAATATTTCATCATCTTCTATAATTCCTAGAAAAGAATACTTATCGTCATTAGAATGAATATGAGCTTTTGGCTTTATCCACTCAAAACATTTTGTTCTCCATTTATCATCACTTGTAACTTGTATCATCATGCACCTAAAATAGATTTTCGTGTCCTTGCTTTTTCTTCTATTCCTGCTGTTCCTGTTGCTAATAATGGATTTGCTGCAGCTGCACTAAATGGTGAAGTAGCAGCTGGTGCTTTTTGTCCTAATGTAGTTTTTTTTTGTGTAGTTGCAGCTTGTAGTTTTTTTGCATCAGGTACTTTTACATCTTTTGTAACAGCTTGTACTGCACTTCTAACCCCAGCTTTTACTGCACTTATAGTTTTTGAAATTGTTTTTGTTATTGGAGATGTAACTGCTCTTGCTCTACCCATTATTTTTTCTTCCTTCCTTTTAATAAATCTGCATCTGCTTTCCTAGCTCCACCTTTGCCTGTTACAAAACTTTTAACTCTACCCATAGCCCAAGCATGAGCAGATGTCTTTGGTCTTGAACCTGAACTATAGTAAGCACCAAGACCTCTTTTATACACAGCATCTAATTTAGACTTTGAAAACCTAGAAGAACCAGATATTCCTGAATACTTTCCTGTTTTCTTTTTTACTGCCATTATCCTCTACTCCTTTGCTTACTAATCTTATCCATCATAGCAGGAGTTAGCTTTCCTGCTTTGTAGAGTTTACGAGTTCTTTTTATTTCAGCTTCTCGCTTCTTTGGGTTCTTTGCACCAGCTACATATTTTTTTGGTACACCACCCTTTGTCTTAGCAACCTTCTTAAATTTTCTTGCCATTACTTTTTCTTCTTAGACATTGCAATCTTTTTCTTCAAAGCTGGTGGTAATGTCTTTTGTTTCTTAGTAAGTCCACCATTCTTTTTCTTTGGTCTACCTGCTTTGCTTCCGTATGTTCCTTTACCCATTGGCATAATGTATTCCTCCTACTTTTTCTTCTTGTGTCTTTTTGCAAAATTTCTTGCAGCTTCTTTACTTCCAAATCCCCATGCCTTTAATGCAAGTTTTAGTCTTGTTGGCCTTCCCTTTTTATCTTTTAATGCTCCAGCCATTGCACCAAACCTTGCAGCAAAAGAAACTCTTCTAGGATTTGTACCAGACTTTACAGGTGCTTTTAAATTAGCTCCTTCTTTTTTTTTAAAGAATCTACGACCTGCTGCTGTTAATCCACCCTTTGGGTTTTTGTGTTCTTTCCTCATGCAAAAATACTAAACTCCGAATCAGCTTGTATATAGGTAGGTTCGTAATTCTTGACCCTTGCTTTTCTTAATGACATAACACAGTATCTCATAGCTGATATTACATCATCATTTATAGGAACAATCTTACCATCTTTCCTATGATACATTCTTAATTCTTGTAAAAGTTTATCTTGATTTTTAAATATTTTCAATCGTTTTGTTTTCATTCTAGTATACATTTCCATAATACCAGCTTCGACTGACACACCACCTGAACCTTCTTTCTGTCCTTGTGCTGGTGGATTACTAAAATGTTCCTTTGTCATGTTCACACCTTCTGTTCTATACTGCTCAGTAAGTGATTTACCAGAACCTTTGTCAGCTTGTCTGCCGTCCATTGGCCATATAACAGGAATCCAGTTGCCTCTTGCTTTGATTGCACTTGCATGAATAGGTACAGATTCTTGTCGTAGTGCATAAGTATCGTAAATATATGCTATATCTGCATCTCTATCCCAAGCTATCCACACAGCAGCTGTTGGGTGATTCCAACCAAAGTCTAATCCACAAAGTCTTGGCCAATGTGTAGGAATATCTATTGGGTCGCATACTATTTCATCTTCTGCTACAGGAAATACAAGACCAGAACCTAGTTGTGGTATACCTTGTTCTCTCATTTTTCTTTCGTGTGGTGGTAATGCAGCTAATATCTGCTCTCTTACTTCTTTTGTCATGTGAGGTGCATCATCCCACCCAGCTTGTTGTAGTGCTTGTCCTGGTTTTAAGTTGTTTACAAACTGTGCAACTGTTTCAGTCATGCCATTTTCTGGAGTAAAGGTCATAAACACCATTCCTGCCCTGTCAGCAGTCCTTGTTAGTGCCTGACTATAGATAGGACCTGGTGGTTCTTCGTCTAGCCAGACCACATCTACAGCTTCACCCATCCATTTTTCTTTACCCATCTCATATGCCTTAAATGCTAGTCTTGACCACCCCCCAGATTTATGTCTTACAACTACTGAGTTATGTGCATTTGGTACACCTGGCTTTCTTGTAGCTTCTCCTATGTCATCAAAGGGTATTGAGCCAGTTCCTCTAGCAGTAGGGTCATCTGGCTGCCCTAATAGTTCTTTTTGACAGATATCTCTGGTAGTTTCGTTAGATGAACCACCTGCCCAGGCTCTGATTGGCTTAGAAAACTTGCGACCTTTCCACCAGTCTGGGTATTTACCAGTCAAATGGTAGGCCATCTCCATTGCACCACAAAAAGACTTACCTATTCTGTTACCAGCCATAAGTAATCTCTGAGATGCTACTGTATTATGGAACTTAGTTTGGTATTCATACGGCTCATAGTGCTTTAAACGATTCAAAGCCTTTCGCCTTTCAAGTTCTTTGGCTATCTCTACTGCTCTTTCTAGTTGTTCACTCAATTTCATTTCCCCAAACATCCCAATCACTTCGTTGTTTACGAGCAAACATTTCAAAATAATTTTTTGGGGACATTTTTCTAATTAAATCATAAAATTCTTGTGGTTTAGTTGAATGTGGTTTTTGTGGCATTTTTTCTATCCAATTTAATTTACCCATATTTGTAAATTTTTGCATAGGTTTACCAAAAAAACCTAACAAACAAAATTCAGTAGCAAATTTATATCCAAAACAAGGCATCATTCCAGTTGGTTTTGTCCAAACTAAAGTTAAATGATAATTAACATTCCATGATTCTAACACTTCAAAGGTTTCCTTTAGCATTTTATTAGTAGTCCAACAATAAACATGGCAACCAGTATTAGCAATTTTGTATATTGGTATAGATTTTATTTCCTCTAAAGTCATTGTTTCATAGTCTAATTTTGTTTTTTTATTAGGTCTATGTTTTATTTTCCCTGACATTGATATTTTCCATGGAGGGTCTATAACTATAGTATTGTATTTTTTATTAGGCAAATCTAATATCAATTCACTCATTAACTTTAGTTAACATTACTAGGTCCAACCATCAAACCAGACAAAAGGGTTTTTAGCTCTGCTTCCAACTCCTCTTCGCTTCTTTGATTAGTTACATTTTCAACTTTGTGAACTGTTTGATAACCAGTTCTATCCAAGATTGAATTGATTGCACCCAGTTTTACAGATGCACTAACCTTCGGGTCTTCTACTAGCTCCTGTAATTTGTGTACTGCCATTGGTACTGCACTTGAAATCAGCTTTTTAGTAGCTGTTTCTATCTCATTGGCTAGTTTATTCTTTAGTTCGTAGCCCTGTTGTTCTGCTGTCTTGACACTATATCCAGCCTTAATAGCAGACTGAGTTGCATTACCTGTTTGACTAAAGTTCTGAACGAACATCTTTTGTTGCTCTGTCAGTATTTTACCCATATTCATACTATTATAACCTAAAGTACCATACTATGCAAAATGACACCATAGTTAACTCTTTTTTTTCCCCCCCGATGTGTTGAATAATCCTATATATATACATACACATGTCGTTTGGGGGGGTGGGGAGCTATATAATTGACTTGCTCTGAGTCGCTGTGAGTGTGGTAGGTAATCGACTATATAGCATATTAAAATGTTACGATATAACATTACAGTAAGAAGCTATTGGTAGATTGTTTTACTATCTATAAGGGGAACTCATAAGGCTACAAGATTACTATAAAACCCTCGCCAACATTTGAGCAAAATATAGAGCTACAATAAGGAGTATATAAGTACTAAAAAAAAATACTTGTATTGAGTTCCGATTTGTGCAATAATGGAATATGATGA